AGCCTCGCGGTACATACCGCGCAAGCCCCTACCGCATTTTTTTTTCGAGCTCGCGGATGGCGAGGTCTACCACCGCGGATCTACTCAGCTTGTGGTACTCGGCCAGGCGCGCGAGCATCGCGACGGTTTCGACCGGCAGCGAAAATGTAACGTTTGGCCGCCCTGCGGCGAGACGCTCGGCGTAGCTGCGGGATGTGCCAGAACGCGAGCTGCGACGGCCCCTCTCGTTGTCGTCGGCCATGGGTCACATGATAGGCGGGTACATACCGCTGGCAAGGTCACGCACGCTTCGCAGACGTACTCATGTCGAGCGCATCGTCGAATGCCTCTCGCCCATGACGCATCTCTTGAATCACGCGGCCGATGACTTCCGCGCACTGCGGGACGACGGCGTTGCCGAGGGCTCGCAATCGGTCCACCCGATGGGGAACCCCATGAGCCACTCTACGAAACTCGGGAGGAGCGGCCCAGGCGGATGCACCGCCTGCCACGCCGCGCATCCCGGCCACTTCGCCATTGACGGACTGAGCTGGTTTGCTGACGCGGTCGGCGTTGCGAGGAGTCCCATCTTCGCCAGCGCGTAGCTGCTCGCCGTGGGCGTAGGCAACAACGAAGACGCGCCGTCTAAGATGCGGGGCTCCGACGTCGTGGGCAGAAATTTGGAAGGCGCGGGTTCGGTAACCGAGCACGTGCAGTTGATGCCGGACGTGCGGCAGCCAGAGCTTCTTACCGCTCGCGACGTTCTCGACGACAACCCACGACGGTCGGACCTGCTCGACGACTCTGGCAAAATACCACCAAAGAGAAGATCGCTCACCACCGAGCCCCCGCTTGGCTCCGGCACTAGAGACGTCCTGACACGGGAAGCCTCCGCAGATGAGGTCGACTCGGGGCCATTCTCTCGGTCGCGTGACATCCTCGAACCTCGTGACGTTAGGCCAGTGCTTCGCGAGCACCGCGCGACAGAAGGGGTCGATCTCGCATTGCCAGAGGACAGGGCCGAGCCCAGCCCATTCCAGGCCGAGCTCGAGGCCACCGATCCCGGAGAACAGCGAGCCGATGGTGAGCGGGGGCAGTGCCAATGCGGTGCGCGTCACAGCCCCATCTCCCGCAGCACGCCGCGCCGTCATCCCCGCCTCCACACGCACACGACGACGCGACCGACACCCATCGTCATGATGTCGACTCCTCGGGGGCTCGCAGCGTCTGCGCCTCGCAGATGGTCCAGAGCGCCCGCATCGCGATCCGGTGCTCCGGCGACGCAGAGTCGATGGCGGCGATCTCTCGCAATGCCGCCTCCAGTTCCCGCACGCGCGCCTCTAGGTCTGCGATCATCGACTCCTGGAGCGCTCGGATGCGCGTCACCAGCGCGTACCTCTCGCGCAGCTCGTCGCGCTCACGCTCGGCCTGTTCGGCACGAGCAATGGCCGCGTCGCGCTCACGCACAAGCTCGCGGTTTCGCTCCTCCCAGTGCCGGTTGCAGCCCGGAGAAAGCCGGCATACGCCATCCTGGCCGCAGTCCTCGATCTCGCTGCGCTGCCGGATCTTCGGCAACGCGCCGCTGCACGTCGTCAGCTCGCGGTCGTAGTTGCGGACCATCCCGCAGCGCGAGCAGACGGACCAGCCATCGCGCTCGTGCTTCGTCCACTCATGTCCGCTCATCGCTCCCTCGCCGCCGAGCGATCCAGCTCGAACATCGACTCGCTGGCCGTGCGCTCGATCGTGATCCGCCTCGCCGGGAGGCGCTGCGCGTCGCGCCATGCGTCGTCACTCCACGCCCCCGTCTCGTAGATGATGCTGGGCGAGGACAGCACGAGCACGTCGTGCCCCACCGCCTCGAGGACGCCCGTATAGATGTAGTTCGCGCACAACACCACGACCTGTTTGCCAATCAACGGATCCATTTCGACCTCCTTACTTCCTACTTCCCCGACCACGACCCAGACCACAACCCCCACCGCGACCACGACCCCGACCCCGACAACGACCCCGACCACGACCGCGACCCCGACCCCGACCGCGGCCACGACCACGACCGCGACCACGACCGCGACCGCGACCACGACCCCCACCCCGACAACGACAACGACCGCGACCGTGCCCGTCCGCGCGCGATACGTACGCCAGCCTCCAGGCACGCGTCTTCGAGCACAACGCGCGCGTCGGGATCTGTCTGCGCCTGCTCTCGTAGTGCGAGGATCGTGTCGATCATCGCGCACTCCCCGACCACGACCACGACCGCGACCCCGACCACGACCCCGACCACGGCCTCGACCACGACCGCGACCCCGACCGCGACCGCGACCGCGACCCCGACAGCGACCGCGACCCCGACCGCGACCCCGACCACGATCGCAACCCCGACCACGATTCCCACCGCGACCCCCACCGCGTCCGTGCCCGTCCGCGCGCGACGCGTACGCCAGCCTCCAAGCACGCGTCTTCAAGCACAACGCGCGCGTCGGGATCTGTCTGCGCCTGTTCTCGTAGCGCGAGGATCGTATCGATCATGTTGAACGACGCCCCCTCGCCGACCTCTTTGCCAACCAGCGGATCCATTTCGACCTCCTACGTCCCCGACCACGACCCCGGCCACGACCACGACCCCGACTCCGACCCCGACCGCGACCGCGACCCCGACCCCGACCGCGACCGCGACCCCGACCACGACCACGACCACGACCGCGAGCGCGACCCCGACCGCGACGAAGACCGCGACCCCCACCGCGACCGTGTCCGGCCGCGCTTGACGCGTACGCCAGCCTCCAAGCACGCGTCGCCGTGATGAACCGTCCAACGACTCGTCACGCGTCTTCCTCCAGCATCCGGTCGAGGTCAGCTCGGACTTCGGCGAGCTTCTCGAAGGCAGATCGGACCTGTCTCACGTGTGCCTCGTGTTGCGCAGGCGATAGGGTCCTCGGTTGGACTCGACCGAGCTCTTTCACCAAGCAAAGTGCCGACTTGAGCTCGAGCACGGCTTGCGTCGTTGCCATATCGAGCTTCGGCGCGCGGCTCCGCTTTCGTTGTTGCGTTGCGAGTCGGCCGCTGACGTCGCCGATGCGTGCCGCGCAGCGGCGGCAGAAGAGGAAGTGCGCCTCCGCGGTCGCGCGATCGGGACGGACCATCACGGCGGCGTCGACCGGCTCGCGGCAAGCGGAGCACGTCCGGCCCTCGTGGCGGAGGATCGATATGGTGACGGCCTGCGAGGCGTTCATCGTCGGCCCCATTTTCAAAACATCCTGGAGCTTCGCCGGGAGTCGAACCCGGAGCGCGCTGAAGACCATCACGTACCGGCGCGCGCGCTGCGATCCTGCCGAAACAGACGGCACACTTTCGGCCGTGTGCCAGGGCCCTCGGGGCTGCGTGAGGAGGTGACGCGCCCGAGCTCTAGAACCTGCGACGCCCCGTTCCCGTCGCCTTCGACGGTCCAACGTTCGCACCGAAGTCAAACGAGTCGCTCTCCTCGCGCTGCTCGGCGGGGCTCTTCTTCGCCTTCGTCTTGAGGACGAGGCCCTTCATCCGCTCGCCAAAGGCCTTCGCCTCGTCCTTGCTCATGGCGTTCTGCACGTTGAGGTACCCGCCGAGTCGGTTTACCCACGCGACGCGCGGCCTAACGCGCTTCTCGCCATCCTTCTCGTACTCTTCGAGCTGCACGACGATCTCGACCTCGTTCCGGTCGAGGCCGTGCAGCTCGCCGTCTGCGAACTCGCCAAGGTCGTCGCCTTCCCATCCGCAAAACTGGAGGCTCTCGATCGTGCGAGCCGCGGAGCGCTCTCCGAAAAACCCCGTCCAGCGAACCTCGCCGCCGGCGTTCTCGCCTTCCGTGATCCGGAAGTAGAACTCAATGAAGGGCGTTCGCTTCTCTGCGCTCGTGCCGAGCACGACCGAGCCGGTCGCGCGAGCCTTGTACCTTGCACCATCCTGGATCGGCATATCGTCTCCTCTCAGCTCGCCTTCCGCTCGGCGAGGTAGTTATCCAACCTCCGAATCGCCTCCGTGAGTACGGAGACCGTTCCGCCGTTCGTCTTGACGAACGAGCGCGCCTTCTTCTCGAGCTCGGCGTCGCCCACGAGCTTGATACGCTCCTCGAGCGTGTCGCTGAGCCGCTTGATCTGCGCGATGTCGCCCTCGCGCATCGCGTTCGCGAACGCCTCCCACGCTCCCTCGCGCGGGAGCACGATCTTCGCCGGCATCTCGTAGCGCGTCTTCGCGAGGTACGCCGGATCCGGGTGCGTGCGCATAATGCGCTTGCCCGTCGTCTGCGCCTTCGTCCGTCCGCTCGTGTCCTCGGTCGCGATGTCCTGCGAGATGAAGCCGACGACGTCGCACCACTCGACGATGAGGCCCGCGGCCTTGTCGTGGATCTTGATCGTCCACTGCTCGTAGTCGTCGCCCATCGGATTCTTGAACGGGCGGCGGATCGCGTGCGCGATGAGAAGGATATTCATCCCCTTCGCGCGGAGCGCCGAGAGCTTGTGGAGCAGGACGCGCCACTGATCGAGCGCGGCCACGTAGCCCTTGCCGTAGCCGAAGGCCTCGATGTCCGTCTTCTTCGCCTTGCGGCAGACGAAGTCCCAGCAGAGCGGCTCGAGCCAGTCGAGCGAGTCGATCGCGAGCGTCTCGTAATCGAGCGTCGCAACGTAGTCGAGCGCCGAGAGTGTTTCCTCCCACGTCTGCGGGAACGGCTCGACAGCTACCGCGTCGATGTTCTCGAGCCCCTCTTCGCTCGCGACGAAGATCGACTTCGGCGCCTGCGCGGCGAGCGTGCTCTTGCCGATGCCGCCCGGACCGTAGAAGACCGCCCGCACGGGCGCCACGCGGCGCGTGCTTTTCACTCCGAACCCCATCCTAGACCTCCTTGATCAGCTCTTCGTGCGCGTGCTCCGCGGTGCGGAAGCGCGAGTCGTCGTCGATCGACGCCATGCCCGAGCAGACGTCAAAGTAATCGCACAAGCGGCGGAACCGTTCGCACGCGCCCGGGTTTCGCGGCCAGTGCCCGCTGTTCTCGCTCATGCGGATCATCGCGGCCGTCTGCCAGACGTCGCCGGCGTGCTCGCGCTCGTCCTGCTCGAGCCGCACGACCGGCCCGCGCGCGTAGTACCGCTCCGGGTTCGCGGCGATGTGCTCGCGCACGCGGAGCCGGAACTCTTCGGGCGTCTCGTCCGTCTCGCGCTGGTTTGCGTAGAGGCGCGGGGGAACCTTGCCGTCGACGCAGTAGACCTCGGGCTCGCCCTCGGCGCTCACGCGGTGAGGCCCAGGTATCTTCTTCTTGCAGAGTGCACACGCCTTCTCTTGCGTGTACCGCCGATTCTCTTCGGGCGTCGCCTTCTGCGGACGCAGGTCGACCTTGCGCACGACGTCGTAAAGGGTCTCGACGTCCTTGTAGCCGAGAGCCCGGAGCGCGCTCTGGTAGGTCGACACCTGCGGGTCGAGCGCGCTCACTCTGCGCCAGTAGTCGGCGCCGAGGCCAATGTCCTGGCTCGTCGTCTTGTGCTCGACGTGGAACACCTTGCCGCCGCGACGGACGATGGCGTCGATCGCGCCCTGAACGCGATACGTCCTCGACGCTCGCCCCGTCTCCGGGTTCACGAGCGGCACGTCGAACGTCAGCTCGACCGCGATTGTCTCGTAGCCCTCGTCTCCCCAGCGGACCGAGTAGCCGCGAATCAGCTCCTCGGCCTTGATGAGCTCGAAGGGGTCCGCGTCCTCGGGACGCGCCTCCGCGCGCTCGCGCATCGCATGCACGGCGGCGCTGTATTTGTCGGACGCGTCTCCGCGCTCGAGCCACCACGCGTTTAGCCCAGCGTGGAAGAACGTGCCGAAGCGCAGCGCCTCGCTCGTGCGCCACGGACGACGCTTCATGACGTAACGGTAGCGGAACTGCCTCGGACAGTTCCGAT